TTTGTATTAACTGTAACTCTCTCAATGTAAGGACTCTGTGTAGAGTTCATACTTGATACTATTTCAAATGCATATCCGTCGTCGTTACCACTATCATAGAAAAACTCTTTGATAGTTAAATCTGAAAGGTGAGAATCACCAGACATTATAAACGCAGTATTTGACTGTGTTGCGTTTGTTGGTTTTACAGATGTTGATCTTAAATTTGTTCCACGTATTGTAACACCATCAGGAACGGTCATTGGAAAGACTTCCTGATACTCACCTGGTGCAACTATAATTGTATCTCCCGAAGTTGCAGTTGTGAGTGCTTTTGTAATAGTTAAAAATGGAGTGTCTGGATGCTTACCACCAGCTCCACCATTAGCAAGAGTGGTTGTATCTGAACCTACTGTAGCAACATAAAAAGTATTCCCCTGACCATTCGTTATGTCAGTGGAAAGCATGGTAGTAACCACCTCACCTGTATTAGGTTTCTGGTTTGCTACCTCTATTATGTTGGATCCGTTTCTAGCGTATAATTTCTTATCCGCTATATTAAGAGCGACCTCACCATCTTCTAAATTAGAAGTTGTCGGGACCGCTGCTGCTGTTGTCGATCTCTTTAGTTTGATTCTCGTTGCCATCTAGAGCATTCTCAGTTTGTTGTTCAGCGTTCATACTATTTAACTGACTTTGTAAGTCAGCTATTTGTGCTTCCATCATCACATTTATCAATGTCAATTCAGAGATTTTTTTCTGTAATGTAGAAATAACAATTTGTGCGTTCATGTTTTAAAAAGTACCACCGTCGATTGTGTTTGTCCATACAGGCACACCAGTTGCAGTTACAGTTAATACCTGATATGATTCAGTTACGTCAGTTCCTGCACCAGGAGTTGACATATTTGCTGCTGCAGTGACTTGCATTGGACTTGCTGCATTACCATAAACTATACCGTTTGTGGTAAATGTGCTAACTCCAGTTCCTCCATACTGAACTACAAGATCAGTATCTAGTTCTAGATCACCCAATACAACTGTACCACGGTCTCCTGTGACACCGAATACAGTATTGCTATCTGTTGCATCTTCAATGAATGTCCAAGCACCAGCTCCATTAGCACCACCTGTGCGGTCATAACCGAAGAAACCAAACTTGTTAGTTCCAGAAGTATTATAGTGGATCTTAACACCACGATCTAATGCATCATCAGCACCACTTACTGTGACAAGAACAGAACCAGCTGCCATTGTCTGAGATAAGTTGTTGCTTAAAGTAACTGCTTTAGTTCCAGTATTAATAGAGTTAATAACTGTAGCAGAAGGAATTCCTGCAGTTGTAGATGAAACTGCGTCACCAACTTGTAGTTGATCTATAGCATCTACAACGACTACTGCTTGCCCACCAGTTGCTGATGCAGTCAGTGTAACAGGAGTTGTTGGATCTCCCAATTCGATTGTAGGATCATTAACTGACATTGAAGCAGAGTTCACTGTAGTTGTAGTTCCATCAATCTGTAAGTCACCTTTAATGATAACAAGACCACCAGCATCAGTTGCTGGATCGGGGTCAATTATCAATTCTTGAACAGAGTTAATAGTAGATAAAACGTTACCATCTAACTTAAGGTTATCAATCTCAATTGAACCAGTCTGAGATGTGGTTCCAGAAATAGTTGTTGTTCCGTTGAAGGTTACGCCATTCTGGAAGGTTGTCGTTGCATTGACATTGAGGGAGTCTCCAGATGCAGTTCCGATAGTAGTATTGTCATCTATATTCAGATCTTTAATGTGTGCAGTTGCTGCAACACCAATACCACCCGCAAAAGTAACACCCGCAGTAGCAACGTTAGAAGCATCTGTGGTATTTGCAAAATTTACTTTACTGGTTGATGTAGTTCCAATTTCAATGTCTGCACCATCAATCTTTAGTTTATCACTTGTTGTTTCGTCATAGACAAAGGAAACATCCTTGTTATTACCAAAGATTAGTTTCATATCGTCAGCGATACGCAAGTCAGGGGTTCCTGCTACACGTTTGACGTCTAAAACTGCGTCTGAGTCATTGTATGATAGTTCTACATCACCTGTAGTTCCAAACTCTAGTTCTTGACCATCTTCGATTACTAACTTACCTGTGCCATTTGCACGGAAGATGAGGTCAGCATCAGTAGTGGAAGTTGTAATGATATTAGAATTGAGGGTAATATCATCAACGTTCCATACGTCGATCTTTGAATTACTGTCTACAATGACAGTTGAACTAGCGGTAAGTGTCCCATGAACATGATCTAACATGTCCATAAAGTATCTACCACCTACAACCTGTGCAGCACCGTTATTGTCTCCGACAAATATACGATCTCCTGCGTTTGCTTGGGTACCATTAGCACCTGTAGTTACAGCAAGTTCACCAAAGGTTATTGTGCCTGGTGCGGTAGAACCTGTGCTTCTTTTTATTAGAATATTGGATGCCATTAGAAGCTACCTCCATTTACTGTTATATCGTTTAATACGTTTGTTGCAACAAATCTTGTCGCTGCTTGATCATATACAAGGACTGAACCATTTGCTAGTCCCCCTTGTGATGTGTCTGTCAAATCTACGTCTGACATTCCACCAATCGTTCCACCACCACCGCCTGTTGCGACGCGAGTGACCTTTGGAACTGATTGGTCTCCGAATCTTAGTCTTGCCATTTAAAGTGTTACTCCCTCAAGTACGCTTACTGAACCTTCTAAAACTCTGGCTTTTAGTCCAGTGGTAGAAGTTATTACGACGTCATATACATACCTTCCACTCTTCATAGCGGAGGTCTGGGTATTGTTTAGAGATAGTTGTATTCTCCCACCTGTAGCGGGATTTAGAACTGCAGCAGTTAAAGTAGTCTCAGTGCTACTTGTATAATGCTTCTTGATCTTACTTGCTACGGTATATCCTGTAAGGTTAAAATCTGTACCATTGTCATTTTCGATAGTAAAGTCGATGGTAAAGTCAGAACCTTGATATATTAGTAGATTGGATACAGCACTTGCCATTCTCTAAGAATTCCATATAATATTTAGCTTAACTTTATTTATCCTCTTTCTGAACTAAGTGGTTTACAAGTCTCTTCAATTCTTCAACTTCGTCTTTTAAATCTTGTAAGGAACGTTCTTTCTTCCTTGTTTCGTTTCTTGCTTTTATATAAGCATCATACTGTGTAGTATCTGTATTAAGTATTGCATTAGACACAGGATCCCTGCCAAGAGTCTGATGACCCTCAACAGGAATTAGATCAATTATATCTTCCATTATGCTAGAGCAATTCCTCTTAAATCCTTGACTCTTGGTATATATGGTTGGTTTGAGTTAAGTAAACTTATTTTAATCTGGAATGCATCAAACTCATCTACATCTTCTACAGTGAATTCATAATCTGTAAATTCAACTAAATCATTTTGTGGAACTAACTTACCGCTGTCTGGTCTACCTGTAGTATTAAAGAACTGGAATGGTAGTTCATCTAGATTATCAACATAACCAACAGGAACTAACTTATACATTACAACAATCTTAGATTCAGACCATGTGTTTGCTGAAAGCATTACCTTCAATCCACTTGCACTCTTGTCCATTCTAGCAACCTTAGTAATATAGTTAGCAGCACATTCTCCACCAACACCATCTGTAGGTTCAATATTATTAACTATATTTCCAGTTGTAATCATATCACATCTAGATAAATCAATAACAGGAGATAGATGAGATACCTCTGACTCAAGATTTAATTCAAGAGAAAGTGACTTAACACTATTCATTCTATTGATTTCATTGAGTTGGTTTGCAACTATTTTTGTAGCAGGGAAGTAATTCTCTTCTCCAATAGTAACGTCTTGCCATATAGTATCTTTAATAAATGATGTTTCTGCACTAAATCCAGATGGGAAAGGACCACAAGAGGTACCACTAGTTCCTTGTACTCTAGCAATCATGCTAGTTCTAGGTTCTAACTGACTTTGTATCTGTGGTGTAAGGACATCCCATGAAATATTTTGAGTTGAAGTTATATTTCCACCACCACCTTGTATACCTACACCCGCATTAACACTGGTTATTTGTAAGTTGTAACTGTGTGGACTGTTTATGGATGTAACACCACTACTGTGTGTCTTATTAATCTTAGTAAGAGGTATACCATCAAAGTTATAACATTCAACCACTGCACCAATAGCATGTGCCTTACCAGTTGCTGTTCCTGCAGTTCCATTGTGGTTTCTACCATTTGTAGCAAAGGTAATTGTATTGGTTCCAGTATTAATTGCATTATATGCAATAATTTCATCGCCACTACCATCTTCTTCAGTTCCAAGTATCCTAATAAAACCAGGATTGGAGTCACTTATAGCACTACCACCTATAGTTGTATGGAAAAACGTGACTGGATCCGAAAACACTGCGGATGCACCATTAGCAGCTAAGTTACTGGTTGTTATTTGAGCATCTGCAAGTTCAGATTGTACGCCACTAATTGTAACATAGTTAAGTGGTGACTGCATACCATGATTGCCATGGAATATCCTAATTAAATCGCTACCAGCAGTTGTTTTAAGAGCATTGGTTCTTAAATTTAATGTTCCACCATTACTTTCACCCAACTCACCGTTCTCTAGGATAAGTTTAGAAGGTGCTGCTGTAGATGGAAGTGTAAAGTCTGCTCTGTAAATCTTGAACATCAAGTCTTCATACTGAGATGGTGTCCATGTAGATGCGTTCTGTGATTTGAATAACACACCGATATATGGTTGCTCAGAAATTTTCTCTCCAAGATGTGCAGCATCAATAGCATCATTACCTAGAAGTGAAATGAATACCTTATACTGGTTTGAGTCAGATGTTAGCACCATACAATGTTCTGTTCTGTATGGTAAGAATACAGGTGCTTTAAATGTAAATGTAGTGGGTTTAGATGCATCAGTAGATGTAAATACATCTTCTGCTTGCTTAACTACCTTAGAGAAAGGTAATATTGTCTGTGTTGGGTTTCCATTTTCTACAGTTCTAAGATCTACTGCAACAGGAATTTCTGCGTCTTTAGTAAAGAAGAATAGATCAATCTTAGTTAAGAATACACCACCTTCCAAACTAGAATCTTCTATCAGGAATGTCTGTGCAAGTGGATCGCACCATCTAGTTTCTTGTCTTGAACTTTCAGATACACTAACGAGAGTTCTAGCATCTTTCTGTGCTTCAGATGTAACTTTAGCATTTCTAACAGAGATAATTGTTTCTTGTGTAGTCTGTAAAATACCAGATGAGGTAAACTCTGCTTCACCATTAGAGTCTGATACTCCAAC